CTCACGCTCTGACATTCCGCCAATGATTTTCATCACCTTCTTGGCTACCGGGCGGTAATCTGGATCTACGCCAGCCAGTTTTGCCGCAGCATAGTTATGATGCCCGTCCATCAGGATGGTGTACTGAACACCGCGCAGAACAACGGGATGTACATTGACGATGAAGCGTTTAAACCGGGTTGCTCTCTTGTTAACAATGCTCATATTGAGATAGCGCTGACTGCTAATAAGCTGGCCTTTGATGATGCTCATTTGTCGGCCCCCTCGCGCAGCTGCGCTGCGATGCACGAAAAAAAAGACTCCCTCGTATGGCTGTTAAGAGCTGGCGCAAAGGCCGCATTAAGAACGGCAGCATCACAGCCGTCATCGATATAGAGCGCGATTTTTTTCTCCAGACGCGCTTTCGCTTCCTGCAGCTGCATACCCCGGCAGGCGCGCGGGATATATTCCGCAATCTGTGAAATAGCCTTTTCGTTCTGTTTAAACATGCTTCACCTCGATGGGCTTGATGGTGTCGAGCAGCAGCCGGCGGCGCGTATTTTCTGCAAAGTGACGGCGCCCTGTTTCTTTGTGGTAAAACTCGTTTTTGCCGACGACCCACATCCGCTCTGTCTGGTGCAGTTTTTTTACCTTCGGACCGTCTCTGGTGATCACGGTGCCGGTATGGGTTTTTACGATTGTCATACGGCCTCCCCAAGCACCCAACGGAGTGCGCTCGCATACTCACCCTCGGCAGATTCCAGGGCTTTTGTGATTTCTTTGCGGGTTTTCAGGCGAGGCTTTGCCTCACCGAGGATTTGACGCTGACGCCGGGCTTTTTCATGGCCGGTTGTGCCAGCAGTTGCCGCTTCGATTTCATAGACCTTCTCCCGCTGCTCTTCGGGTTTAAGCGATGCCAGCTGACGCGCCTGGGTAACGGTGACTGTGCCAGCCTCCACCGCTTCCCTGACGGCCTGAGTGGCATCGAGAAGGGAGAGCGTTGCACGAACGGTCTGAACGCTGCAGCCAAACAACACCGCAATGTCGTCCTCATCGAGCCCGCGGTCGAGCGCGTCTGACATTTTTTTAGCCCGGCCAAGCGGGGTATCAGGTCGGCGAATTTCGTTTTCGCTGACCATGTATTTAGCCATCTGATTTGCTGATCCGCGCTTAACGACTCCGGGAACAAGCAGTGGGTCTTTGCCTTCTTTCAGACGGAGTTTATTTGCCTCCAGGGTATGTTTTACGCGCTGACGGCCTACAACTACGCAGGTGAGCCCCGTTTCAGGGTCTTTCCAGACGATGATAGGTTCCAGTACACCCAGCTCCTTGATGTTCAGAACCATCCCTTCGTCGATAGGAAGGTGGACCCGTTCATCGTAAAGCGGGTGAGTTTTGTCGGTAACCAGGTGCAGGCTTTCAGGTTCGAACGTTAAAACGTTCGTTTTGCCGCTGGCGCCGTATACAACCTTTGAGTCTTTAGCCATCAGAGAGCCTCCACGTTACGGAAGCTGGTGGGGGAAATTGCTTTCAAATCGCGCATTGCTTCGAGGACATGCAGATTTATGCGCTTCTTGGTATATCGCTCAGTAATACGATCACACTCCTTCGCCCAGGATTTGACCTCTGCGAGAAGGGCGTCACGTTCGGTGCGCGTCTGGCGCAGAGCTACATTCGACACATCGAGGACGGTAGCCAGTTCCCTGATGATTGCTGCCTGTTCTGGTGGCATAGTTTTGGCTATTTCGTACGCCTGTTTAATCAGTTGTTTTGCTGTCTTAGCCATCTTTTGTTCTCCATCTGACGCGCTGCAACGCGTAAATTTAGGGTGCAGCAACCCAACCCATGAGAATGGGTTAGATGCTTGGTAAATTTATCGCTTAGCTTCGCCGCCGAGAGCTTTGGTCAAATCAGAAATCAGAGTACTCATTTCACCTGTCATGAGAATGAAATCTGCATCGAACCGCTGTGCTACATCCTCACGATCGATATCATCATTTTGAGATACGAGCTCATCAGCGAATTTAATACGCTTAATGGATACGTCGTCACAAAGGGTAAAGCGAATACGATCCTGCCAATCGAGGAATAATTTAGTGACAACCTTTCCAGCTTCGATGTGGGTATGAATTTCGTCACTTACGAGGTCTTGTTTCTTGAAGCGTCCAATACCTCCGGCCTCCAAAACAGCTTTAATTTCTGCTTCATCACCCAGATTAAAACCATTAGGCGCGCTGCCTGAACGAACCCATTCAGTCATCGTTAGCTCGACAGGCTCTTCCATTGTCAAAGGAACGACGGGAAGAGATCCCAGGGTCTTGCGCAGGAGTGCCAGGGCATCTTCAGCACTGCGCGCACTGGAGGCATCGACTATGACCAGGTGATCGGTGGTATTCACCCAGATTCGCGTGATGATGTTCCGTGAGAAAGCCCTGGGGAGAAGGCTATGTAAAACCTCATCGCGTAGAGCATCCTTTTCAGTCTTTTTCAGACGTCGCGCCTGTTCTGATTCAAGCTTAGAAATTTTCTTGTTGAGCTCATCGGTAATGGTTGGGCGTGGGATAATTTTCTCTTCCCGGCGGATCACGAGCAGAAGCTGACCGCTAACAAAATGAAATAGCTGGTCAGAATACTGTCCAAGGGGAGATACCCAACCGGATTTAGCCATATCCTGACTCCCGCAAGGAGAGAAACGGAATGGTTCAAGCTTGTCTGCCAGATCCGCGATGGTGTGTTCTTCCACGATGGTAATATCGCGAGAGAGCCGGTAAATAAGAGCATTTTTGAAGAAGTTCATTTCGTTTCCTCGATCCGCCACTGCAATGGCATCAGGTTAGTTATCTCCACACAACAAAAAGAGCACTACAGCGTTCTGCCGTTCCATCCTGGCTTTTGGTACCGCAACGGCTGCGAGATGTTTTTTGCATGCCAGCGCTCTTTTGGTTGTGGACTCGTCTCTTCCGAAGAGTCACACCTTTTCGCGTCCGTTGAAAGAAATCTAAAATAATTTAGTTTTTTGGTCAAGGTGAATAAACTAAATATTCTTAGTTTTCACCATCGGTAGAGTAGAGGAAAGGATTAGCGGCGCATCTGGCGGCGGTGTTCGACAACGACACCGATGATGGAAATTTTTTCAACAGCAGAGTTTAAAGCAGCAAAATCAGGGTTTAACGGGACCAATTCGAAAACCTCTTCACCATTTTCATTGACACCCCTTGCGCGGTATTTTTTAAAAGTGGCGTATTCACTACCGTTTTTGGCTACAACATAGTCCCCAGGACCTGGACACAAGTCAGGATCCACAATGATAGTGTCTCCCTCTTTGAACTCTGGCTCCATAGATTTTCCACGTACCTTAAGAGCGAAGGTACCGAACGAATGAGCGCCGTTTGTTAAAATGTAATCCACGGCACCCTCTAAATTACGAGCATCACTTTCAGATGTCCAAGTTCCCGCTTGAACCCAACTTATGATAGGGATCTGCATAGCGCCTAAGTTGCCAGGCGCTACATTGGAGAGTTCCTCTTTACCGGTGAGGAGAAAGTCCTCAGAAACACCAAAATACCGAGCTAATTTTGTCAGCGAGACTCCTCCGGGTATGTTTTGGTCTTTCTCCCAGTATCCAATGGTGACATCTGTCACTCCAACAACTTTACCCAGTTGCTTCTGGGTAAGCTTACGATCCTTTCTTAATGATTTTAAACGACTTCCAAATGTGCTCACTGTGGTTCGCCATGTTATGAAAACTAAATTATCTTAGCTTTAATTGACCTAAATTTGCTTTGGTCTTAATATCTAAATAAATTTAGGAGGGTGTATGACAACAACAGAGTTAGAAACGTTCTTCGGAACCCCCAACAAGGCAGCAGACTTCTTCGGTGTTTCTCCTGAGGCTTTTTATCAATGGCGAAAACGCCCGGGCAGTCTGATCCCAAAAGGTCGCGCTGCAGAAGCTGCATATCGTACTAATGGGCAGCTAGTTTTTCGACCTGAGCTTTATCAAAAGGCTACAGATTCGGCTGCTTGAAAGTAACTACAAAAGGAAAATCAATATGGTAGAGCCAAACCTCAAAGAAGCCGTCAAAGCGATGTGCAAAGCATATCCAGGTGGGCGCGAAGCGATGGCTGGCGCACTGGGAATGACGGTGACGCAGTTTAACAACAACCTTTACGAGAAAAACGGCTGTCGTTTCTTCGAAGTCAGCGAGCTGGAAGCGATGGAAGACATTTCCAACACGTCGTTACTGGCTGACTACTTCGCTCGCCGTCGTGGTGCTCTGCTGGTGGATGTTCCGCACCTGGAAGAGCTGGATCGCGTGGACTTGTTCAGCCGGGCAATGCGTACCTCTGCCGCCAGGGGACAGGTTGATCAGATTATCGAACAGGCACTTGAAGATGGCGTTATTGAAAGGCATGAGGCCGAAGAAATCATGGTGCATCACCGCCGCCACCTGGCAGCTCGTGAAGAAGAGATTGCCGCAATCATCACGCTTTTTTCACGCAAAAAGAAGTGACGCCAGCGAGTTGCAGCTCCTGGCGTCGTGGCGTGTCGTTATCAGTGGAGATTACTAACGCATGAACAGTTTATCAACACAATACCGCAGGTCGCAACTTGTAGCGCGGCCAGTTCCTGGTGGAGCAGGACCGGTGCAGTTCGTGTATGGGGTAAGAGTACCAGGCGGATTCGAACCTGTCTGCTACCAGTTTGCTCAGTGGGTGGTAGGGGACTTTAACGGCCAGGCGGAGAAAGTATGCGAGAGCTCAACCGATGGTTCAGAGATCACTACGGTGTCCCGGTCAGGGTCATACGCTGGG